CCACAACTGGTGTGTTCAACGGGACTTTATTAGTCGTTAAAATTGGCGGTGTAGCAGTAGCTCACTCAACTTCATGCTCATTAAGTGTAAGCACAGACTTACCAGATTCTACTACAAAAGATAGTGGCGGATGGGCAGCTCAAATTCAAGGACTTCGTTCTTGGTCAGTAACAACAGATGGTTTAGCGGTTATCGAATCTGCTGCTGCTGGTATTAACGTAGAAGATTTATTTTCTTCTGTAAGTTCAAGAACTGATGTAACTTTGACTTTCTCTACTTTCGTAAGTGGTGACAAGATTTGGACTGGAACTGCACAAGTTGAGTCTTTAGACTTTACTGGTGACATGGAATCTCCAGCTACTTTCTCTGCATCATTCACTGGAACTGGAGCATTAGTGATGACTACCAACGCATAAACTAAAAACCAAATATATGAGAGGACAATTTAACCTATCACTTTCTGATGGTAAGGTAATACCGCTGCGTTTCTGCACATGGTCTTTAAAGAGATTCTGTCAGTTACAAGGTATTGGCCCAACAGAGATAGGAATAGCTTTAAGCGGTGAATCTGCTTTAGATGCTGTCGTTAATTTAGTAAGGTCTGCTGCTGAATACCCTTTTTACAAAGAAGGAAGAACGCCAGATTTTAAGGAGATTGATGTATGCGATTGGATAGATGACATGGGTGGTATCGCTGGAACTCAGTTCCAAGAAATCATGGTAGCATTATCAGAAAGCATGAGTAGCGGATTAGAGCAACCAAGTTCTACGTCAACAGAGGCTGGTGAAGAAAAAAAAAATTAGAATGGATTGACATAGAAAGATATACAATGGGGGAGTGTCAAATACTTCCCCATTTGTTTTGGGAGATGACCATGGCTGAATTAGACTTTGTTTGGTATGGTTATAGGCATAAAGAGGAGCAAGAATGGGTGAGGTCAAGATGGCAAACTACTATCCTTGTCAATATGCAGCTTCCTAAAGGTAAGAAGGTAAGACCTACTGAACTTTTAGAGTTAGATTGCGATAAGAGGAATAGAAAGAAGAATGTAAGGATAATGACTAACGAAGAGTTAGAGGCAGTTTTAAAAAAATACGAAAATATTAAACCAGTATAATAATGGCGAATCAAGAAGGTATTGATATTATAATTAAAGCCACCGACCAGTACACTAAGACCATAAATAACATTACGGCTTCTAACGAGTTATTGGGTAAGAGTGTTAAAAGTGTTCAAAAAGAACTTGACGCAACTACTAAATTATGGACAACTCTTAGGGTTCAAGGATTAGACCCAGCAAGTGCGTCAATGAAGGTGCTTAAAATGAATGCAGAGCAGTTGAATTTTACTTTAAATTCAATGAAAAATTCTGCTAATGGAGCTGGAGATGCAATAACTGGAAGTGCAAATAATCTTAAAAAATCAAATCAAAATTGGACTGCTTTATCATTAGTTGTGCAAGATTTGCCTTATGGATTTAGGGGTATTCAAAATAACCTTCCTGCATTACTTGGTGGTATAGCAGGAATTGGTGGTGCAGCTTACTTAGCTTTTTCTGCAGTAATTGCAACACTTACAGCATTAGATTCTGGTCTTATAAGTTTTGGTGGAAAAGTTAAACTTGCAACTGATTACAATAAAGAGTTTGCTAAAAGTCTTGCTGAACAAAAAGTTAAATTAGATAGCCTATATGGTGTTGCTACTAATGCAAACAAATCAATGGATGATAGGATTTCTGCTGCTAAAAAATTAAAAGAAGAATATCCTAAATTATTAGAAAATTTTAGTGCTGAAGATATAGCTGCAGGAAAAGCAGCTACTGCTTATAATAAATTAAGTGCAGCTGTTGTTAGATATGCTAAAGCTCAAGCAGCTCAAACAGCAATTAAAGAAATTGTAACTAAGCAAATTGAGAATGATTTAAAAATTGCTGAAAAAGAATTAGAGTTTAAAGATGCAAGTCTTTCTGCAGATAAAGAACAAATAAAAATAGATAAAAAAAATCTAATATATGCTGCAGGAACTATTAACTTAGAAAGAGTTAGGGCTTCTACAATTAAAGATAATATTGATGGTTTAAAAGCTCAAAATAAACAATTAGATATTCAGCTTTCAAAATTCGAGGATATTTATGATGCAAATGTTTCATCTGAATTAGATACTACTAAACCTGGTGGAAAAACTCCAGAACAACTACAAAAAGAAAGAGACCAAAAACTACTAAAAGCACAAGAGGTACAAGTAAGCAATTATTTAGATACTTTAAATGAAAGAAATAAGGAAATAACACAATCTGAGCTAAAGCTACAAGAAGATATTGCTACATTAAACGCTGCTGGATTTACAAATTATGAAAATGCTTTTCTTGCTAATAGATTAAGGATTGAGGCTATAAACAAAAAATATAGCGATAAAGAATTAGAAGAAGCACAAAAAATAGCAGATAAGGTAGCAAGTATTCAACTTGACATGAGGTTTAAGATGGAATCTGCACTTGCTTCAATTAATGAACAATTTGCTAAAGAAGATATTAAAAATGTTAATGATAAGCTAAAAGCTACGTTAAGAGCAACAAGAGGAAATTATGAAGCTCAAAAAGCTGCTATTGAGGCAGCTATAGCAGATAATGAAAGACTTAAACAATCTGCTATTGAAGCTGGTTATGGTACAGAAGAGTTTAAAAAATCAATAGAAAACTTAAAATCGCAATTAGAGGGCCTTGTAGACCCTATTGAAAATTTTGGTATTCAGTTTAATGATATAATGAGAAATCTACAAACAAATGTGCTTGTAGAAGTAGGAACACAATTAGGTAATATTTTTAGCGGAGTAGAGGTAGATGCAAGTGCTTTTTTTAAATTCTTAGGAGATACACTAATTCAACTTGGAACTCAATTAATATTATTATCTAAATTATTTTTGACAATACAAGCATTATTTGCTTCTGGTGGTGCATTAGCTCCTTTTGCTATACCAGTAGGTATTGCTGCTATTGCTGCTGGTACTGCTCTTAAAAATATGGTAGCTGATAAAGCAACAAAATTTGCTTCTGGTGGTATTGTATCTGGGCCAACAATGGGATTGGTAGGTGAATATCCTGGTGCAAGTTCAAACCCAGAAGTTATTGCTCCTTTAGACAAATTGAAATCAATGATTAGTGGAGGTGAAGGAGGTGGTACCTTTGTACTTAGAGGACAAGATTTATTATTATCTGTTCAAAAGGCTCAAAAATCTTCTAAACTTAAAGGACAAAATATTAATTTAGCGTAATGTCATACCAATTAGCATACGAAATAACACAAGCTGGTAGAAATACTGGAACAAGCGTAGTTGCATATATATACAAAGAGACTGTTGGTAGTATTACTCCAGTGTCTTATACAGCTTCACAAATAACAGTAAATAACAATCCAAGTTCCGATGATTTAGAACCTGGACTTGTACCAATGACTGCTACTATTTCTATAGCATTAGAAACAGATGCTGATATTAGTAATCTACCTAATGTGTTAACTTATGATGATAGGCTTTATTATGTAACAATTTACTATGCTGGTTTTTTATTGTTTAAAGGATTTATCTTATCAGATTATATAGAATTATCATTTACAACTGGAGTTAAGTATATGACTATTCCATGCGTAGATGGATTGCACTTCTTAAAACAAAAGACGTTTAGTCAAGATATAAACACTAATGGAGCTTATGGGTTAGCTGGTATTATAACTGATGCTATAACTCAATTAGGCTATGGTGGTGATAGTTATTTTTATTCAGCTTGTAATTACTTTGCTTATGGCATGAATGATAGAAGTACAGCTCCTGCTGGTAGATATGAGCCATTTAATCAAACTTTTATTTATCCAAGAGATATACAAGGAGAGAACTATTATGATATATTAGAAGCTATTGCTGTTGCTTTTGGATGCAGATTTTTCCAAGCTGAAGGTAATTTTTGGATGGTTCCTTGTACTGAAATTATTAATAGTAGCAATTACTATACAAGATATTTAGTTAGTGGAGGTTCATTTAGTTACGATTCTTATGGAACATTATCTAATGCTATGTCTATAAATCCATATTCTTATGGTACAAGTAATTTTTACTTTATTAATAATGGTCAAATAAAGAACATTAAAAAAGGATATAATAAAGTAGTTGTATCTGGAGAATATACATATAATAAAGATTTTATATTTAATGGTAGGTTTAAAAGTTATAACGCATCTACAAATCCAGATACTGTAACTGGGTGGACATTATACAGACAAGTTCCACAAATAGACTTAAATGTCACTAATTCTGGTTCTAATTTATCTAATGAGGTAAGAATAGAAATACCAGTCGGTTTTAATGGAGAGTTTAGGTTTTATACTACTGGTTCTGTTGGTTCATACGATTTTTTGCCATATATTAATATGCCGATAGCTCGTATGTCATTTTACTTTAAAACAGAAGCATCCTTTTCTTTTACATACGATTATAGAATTATATTATATAGTGGTGGAACAGCATACTACTACTATCCATCTGGCACTACAGAAGCTACAGCTTGGCAAACAACAAGTAATTACATAAGTTTTGGTACTGCAGCTAATGATTTCTTTAAATTAGAGCAAGAAATAAAAATGTATACTAAGGAGGGATTCATGAGTATTGAAATTAGAAGTGCATCAGCTCAATTTAATGGTTTTAAATCTATTACTTTAAAAGATTTTGTATTATCTCAAGAACAAGATAGTACAAACTATAAATCGCTTGACATTATTAGGTCAATAGGTACTGCGACAAATGAAAAAAACATAAATATTAGGTTTGGTTTAATTGATGTTAATAATGATAAGACTATTAATTATGGTGCATCAAATAATGGTTTATTAATTAAAGGAACTAAAGTTGGTAATAATCCTTTTCAACCATGGACATTATGGTATAAGCAAAGTGATACATCTACTTTTTATGATATGTTACCATATTTAGTAGCAAGAGATTTATCTAATATTTTAAATAAGAACATAGCTACTTTAGAAGGTGATTTAGGAAGGGTATATAATGCTGTTGGACTTTTATCACCAAATAAATTTTTAACTGTTGCAGACTCCTCTACTGGCCCATTTAGTTATAATGGTAAAAAGTTTGTTATTAACAGATTAGATGTAAACCCTTATACAGAACAAGTAAATCAATTACAAATTATAGAATCAACTACAGTGGATGATGCTTCAACACAAACACTTGAATTTATAGAAAATAAATAATTATGGCAATTTTAGGAACAAACGTAATATTATATTACTTTAATGGAACAACAAACATACCATTTGCAGCTTCTACAAACTGCTCATTTGAGGTAAGTGTAGACCAGGCTAATGTAACATCTGCTACTTCTGCATGGTTTAAAGAGTTTAAAGTAGATACGGCTTCATGGACACTTAGCTGTGATGGATTAATAACATTAGGTGATTACGATTATAAAGATATGTTAGACCATCAGTTATCAAGAACTCCTATAACGGTAAGATTTGCTATAGGAACAAGTACTACATATACAATACAAGGAACAGCTAATATACAATCAGTTAATCTTGCTGGGCCATTAGAATCAGTAGCAACCTATTCTGTAAGTTTACAAGGAACTGGAGCATATACAATATCATAATGAAACATCTTAGAGACTATATACTTATAATTAGCTTCTTTTTCTTAGGCGTATTTGCCTATGAATCATGTCATAAAACTGATAAAAAGGTTGACTTTAGCGACATGAGTAACTACAAAAAGGTAAAGGAGATTCATGATACTGTGTACTTAAAAACGTACAGAAAAACGTACATAAAGGGGGATTCTATCCCTTTTGTGATTATAGCTACAGATACTACTACTATTCACGATACAGTACGCATAATAAACGATTATAATGCAGTATTAGCTTATACTGACACTATTAAACAAGATTCTAATATCTTTGTGATTAATGATACCATCAGCCAAAATCGTATCAAATCGAGGTCTTTTGAGTCCAAGATTACCGAAAAAACCATCTATGTTAAGCAATTTTATGCAGAGAAAGCCAAGTATAGGCTTTATTACGGCATAAGAGGCGATTTTAGCCAATCTAATGGCTTAGAAGTACTAAGTCCTGGATTGATGCTAAATGCCAAAAATAAGGCTCTAATAGGTCTTAATCTTAATATTAATAAAAATAACAATATGAGTTACTCTGGTAGCTTGTATTTTAAAATAGGTAAAAAGTAACATGGCTCCAAAGAAAGACGTAAATGTAAGTGCTAATCCTCTACCGATTAGTTTTTCCCAATTTAGTAAAGACCCAATTAAGGGCACTATGTTCTTAGTTATTATCGGTATAACTGTCCTTTATGTAGACATTAGAGGCAATTTTAACAATCAAATCAACTCTCAAGACGCAAGGATTACTAATCTTGAGTATAAAGATAGCTTAAAAACACAAGCGTTAATTGAGTGTAAGACAGCCCTAAGTTCAACGACTACTAAGTTAGAGACTCTTGATGCAATGGGTGCTATTAAATCATCTGTTAAATAATAGGCCATGAAATCAATTCTTTTAATTTTTGGGTTTCTAACGGTTACAGCTACAACGATTAATGTTACAGCTACAGAAGAAGATAAAAAGATTGCCGAAGATAAGGAGTTTGAGCAGTTTATGACTGACTTTAACCAGACCTTGACTAAAAACAAGGCTGTTCAAATAAAAGCAGATGAGGCTAAAGAAGCAATAGTAACGTCTACCATTAGCAAGTTTGCCGAGATTAAGCAAGAGATAAGCACATTAAAAACCGAACTAAATGAAGTTAAGCAGACTTTGGATAGTGTTAGCAATGATACTGCTGTCAGTTTCAAGCTACTCGCAATATCCCACTACAAAAAAGATTAAGGGTGATTCTGTAGTTATAATGACTATCGGTCAAGCAGATACCATCAACAAATTATATAAGTCCTATAACGATACAATAATCGCTTATAAGGACTCGTTAAAATCTAAAACAATAAAACATGATTCTATTTTCACTATCTACAGCTATAAAGTTAATACGCTTGAAAATTACAAGTATCGCTACGAAGCTAATCTCGAAACATATCGTAATAGAGAAAAAGAACTTGACAAGATGGATAAATACCATGCTTGGCAAAAAATAATATTAATATTCTTAGTCATTTTCCAATTTAGTCAATTATAATATGAAACAGTTTTTCCAAGAAGATAGCGGTAGATTTAGCATGAAGCGTTTATGTGGATTGCTATGTGTTATCGCATTATGTGTTACTATGTACCACAACAGTTTTAGTGAAGAGCATACTGCTCCAAGTGCAATACTTGTAGAATCAGTAGCTTTGTTAGCATTCGGTTGCTTAGGATTAACTTCAATAGAGAAAATATTTAAGAAAGATGCCTAAAAACGAAAAGATAATTTTAACACTTGGCTTCCTTTTGTGGTTGCTGGGTTTAGCATATTTTGTAAACCAAATGATTTAAGATGAAAGTATCAGCCCACTTTGCATTAGCAGAGTTTACTCGTAGTGAATCTGCAAAAAGACATGGAGTATCAAACGAACCAACTCCAGAACATTTAGAGAACCTTAAACTTCTTTGTGAGAAAGTGTTAGAGCCAATCAGAATGAAGTTTGGCCCTATCAATATTTCATCTGGATATAGGTCTAAGACTCTGAACCATTACATTGGAGGGAGCTTAAATTCACAACATTGCGAGGCTAAAGCGGCAGATATAGATATGGATGGTATGGGTGGTGCAACTAATAAAGAAATATTTGACTTTATTAAAGATACCCTTGATTTCGACCAATTAATATTTGAGTTTGGAACTAAAGATGCTCCAGACTGGGTTCACGTTTCTTATAATGCACCTAAAAATAGAAAGCAAGTGTTGAGAGCACTGAAGGTTAACGGCAAGACTGCCTATGCACCTTACAAATAGAACTAACCAAACCAACCAATATGGCATCTAAAAAAAATGTGCTTGTCATAGGAGATACGCACGAGCCTTTCTGTCATCCACTTTATAGAAACTTCTGTTTAGAAGTAGCTAATAAGTTCCAATGTGCTGAAGTAGTACATATCGGAGATGAAGTAGACAATCACGCAATCTCTTACCACGAATCTAAACCAGACGGTCATGGAGCTGGTAGAGAAGCTGACTTAGCTCAAGCAGCTATGTATAAATGGTACAAGGCTTTCCCTAATGTCAAAGTCTGTATCGGTAACCACTCAGCCCTACATAAAAGAAAGGCTCAAACAAGCGGTTTACCAGAACGATTTATCAAATCATACGAACAAGCATGGGATGCTCCTAAAGGCTGGAAATGGGCCTTAGAATGGGAAATAGACGGTGTTCTATATACTCATGGCACTGGTAGTTCTGGACAAGCTGGTGCAATCAACAGAGCAAGAGATGCTCGACAATCAACTGTTATAGGTCATATTCATAGTTTTGGTGGTGTTTTATACTCATCATCTGATAAAGACATGATTTTTGGTATGAACGTAGGCTGTGGTATCGACATTGATGCCTATGCTATGGAATATTCACGACCTTTCCCCAAAAGACCAACATTAGGCTGTGGAGTTGTTTTAGATGGCGGAAGAGTTGCTATATTTGTACCGATGCCATTAGGCAGCAAGATTATTAGGTTACCTAAAAAGTAACAATAGTTTAGTAAATATTTTAAAGTGTGTATTACATTGATTTTCAATGCGGTATGCACTTTTTATTTCCATTAGAATTAAATCGTAAATTTGTATGAACAGAGAAGTAGACGTAAAGATTGACCAATTAATGAAAGAAAAGAATTATTTGGAAGCTAAACTTGAGTTGATTAAAAAAGAATTGCGGCTCACTGTTTTAAAAAATAGTATTACCAATGTTAATGCACATCATACAATTAACGGAAGATGAAGATGAAAGCTATGAGTTCCAAGATAATTCTGAGGAATCTGATGCTTACATAAACATATACCAAGTAGTGAGTGTTACTGCGGATGAAGAAAATGATGAAAGGTGTTTCGTTTATATGACAAACGAGGACTATTTTTATGTGAACGAACCAGTAAATAGTTTTATATTGAGGTATCAAGCAATGCTTTATGGCTCAGTTTTAACTAAATTTTATGATAGTTCTAATAAACAGAATTAAGATGCTCTCTCATAGGTGTTTGGTTGGTTTTGGTATATAGAACCCCCTTAATTGGGGGTTTTATAGTATTCATAAGTGGTGTCATTTTTTACAACTCCATTAAGCCTATTTGTAAAACTATTATATTTTAAATTGGTTAGTGGTAATACTTCTTTTGCTGAGTTATATAATTGTTTAGTAATTGTATTTATAACAATTTTATTATTTAATCTTGGAGTAGGCTTTTTTAATCCAGTTCTATAAGCGTGTTTATTATTTTCTGAATGTGTAGACCATTCTAAATTAAAAACAGAGTTATCAGACTTTATTCCGTTTATATGGTTTACGCATTTTTTGTTTAAAGGATTGTCTATAAATAATAGTGCAATTATTCTGTGTAATGAAGTTTGTTTATAATTGACTGTAACACAAGTATAACCATTATCATTTATTCTGGTCTTAAGTAATCTTTTGTATTTTTTACTATATACATCACCATTTTCATATACAATGTATTTGTCTAAATATTCTTTACTTTTCATAAAATAAAAATGGCCTCAGAATCCACAGTAGTACCAGTACTGCTTCATCCTTAGCCAATAAGTTTTTGTTTTAGAATCTGGTACATTCTATTAACTTAATAAGTTTATACCACAAATATAGGTAAAATCTCGGGCTTTTTTGTGCATTAAAAAACCCCCCATAAGAATATGGAGGGCCACCTATTTATCTACAAAACACAACACTTTATTTTTTATTATACTCCTTTAAGGCGTAAGTAACTATTGCTGCAATAGAAAGTACATACAAACCCCTAAAAGTAATATGCCATGTTATTGGATTCCATTCTCCTACTAAAAAGGCAAAAGGGATATATAACATTACCATTAAGGCAATCATTCCAAGCAAGGCTTCAAGTATATTTTTCATAATAATTAATTTAGAAAGGTAAATCCTTATTTTTTATTTCGCCATCTGGCTTCCATGGGTCAATTTCTACATAGAAATCTGATTCACCAGCATTAAAGGATTTCTTCATCTTTACTAAGATGTTAGCCCATCCTTTGTTATCGGCTGCAAAGTCATTTAATTTTTGTAGGTCTTGTGGGCCTAATGAGATTTTTCTTAAACTACCGAATGCTGTTGTTAGTGTAAAGCATCTCCCAAGGTAGAGTTCTTTTGATTTAGACATTTTGTTTGGTTTTTATTGTTATAAACTTTTTTTCATTTGCTCTTTTAACTTAGTAAGGTAAAGACTAAAGTCTAATGCCTCTTCTATAGCGTGTTCAATCCATTGTTCTGTTATTAGGTC